CCCGAAGCCCTAAAAACCGCTTAGAATTGACATTTAACGAAATATTAACATTTAAACGTAAAGGAAATGAAAGCAAAAGAAATTAAAGAACTGATTACGGCAAAGCAAGCCGAAATATCAAGGAGTATGGCTGAAAAGAGAAATCTTACGGAGCAATACAGAGACGCTTTGCAGGCAGAGTTTGAAAGTGAGCGTAACGTAAAAAGCGGTGACAAGATTACCACGAAGAAAGGAAAGCCGCTTTTTTATGATCGCTTTACTATTGACGCTTTCGGTGATGTACGCGTGCTTTGTCACTACGCTAAGAACGACGGCACGGCGAGTAAGTCAGACAGGTACTTTAGTGTATCAGACTTTTAAGGGTATGGCAAACGTAGAAGAAAACAACCAGGCTAACAAGGTTACAGAGAGCCGCGAAAAAATCATGTGGGTAGCATCCCCATATACGGCGGTTAGTGCCTGGTTACAATTCAGATTTTAAGCACTATTTATAAACATCAAAACGTATGAAGATTATGAGCGAAAAAAGCAGCTTAAAGATGCAGTTACTACAGCAGATGGGTAACGACATCGAAAAGGCAAAAGCCGCCTATCAGTGGCTTAACGAAGATCAGGACGTAGATACGCCTCAGGTTAGCGCAGTTACAGAAAGTAAGCCCGATGGTATCTACCTGGTATCAGAGGACGGTAGCGTTATCCTGTTTGGCCCTGAATGGAAAAAGCCAGAAAGCCCCGTTAAGTATATCGGCGTTAAGTGGGGATCGCGTAGCCTGGCAGTAGCTTTGCACGATCAGGCCAACGGCGAAGATATTACCCTGACAGCCAAGAAAGACGAAACAGAGTACGACGGCTATATAGATACCTATCTGGATGCAGTGGCTAATTGGACGGGTAAGGCCAATACAGAACACCTAAAGCAGATCGGGTTAAACAAAGAAATATCGTTGGCCGAAAACGAGTACATACCAAGTTTAGGCGAAATGCTGTTTGTATTCCTGAATCGTAAGGCCATTAATGAGGCTTTAGAGGCCGTAGGCGGTACGCCCATTGATGGCGTTTGGTATTGGACTTCTACAGAGTTCAGCGCGACGTCCGCCTGGCTTCTGTTCCTCAACAGCGGCACCGTCTACTACTTCCCTAAGGCAAGTCTCACGTACAGAGTTCGCGCGGTTTCAGCGTTTCAACTTTAATCTTTGAACTTGATACTTTAATCTTTGCCCGGCGAAAGCCGGGCCATAACAAGGCAAACAAGATGAAGATAGCAAAGAGCAACAGAAAAGCCCGAATAACAGAGCAAGAGGTTAACACGGCTTTGTACGTTTCAAGTGATGGCGATAATAACTATTATTACTATCAGCCGTACAAGGATTTGCCAATACTCTATGAGATAGCCGTACAGGTACGTATCTTAGGTTTCTGGTTTACTATCTGGAGTGCAAGCGTAGAAATTTCAGACGGTGACGGCAGGGCTATAATTCAGAAAAGAGCAAGTGAAATAATAGAATTATTGGAGGGTATATTATGAACGACGAAACAAAGAAACGCCCTGTTTGGGTGCAGTTGGAATTATTCCCCGAAATGAAAGCCGCTAAAAGCGGGGGGGGTTCAGTCAGTAACCAATCAAAATGATACAGCCAAATGAAAGTGAAACTTTGCCGTACTTGCATATCATACAGCCCTGATGATGAAACACCGGGTTACGGTACTTGCGATCTGACGGACTGCCAGGTATGCGAGTACACGCAAGGTTGCATAGATTGGCGGTATCATAAAATTTGGAGGCCCTGACAATGGATAAGAAACAGCAGCTATACGGAGTTACGGCGATTAACCGATTATCGCACAAACGCGAAATCATTTCTAATGCAGCCGACTTTGAGACTACAGAACGGAAACGTAGGAACCTGTTAAAGACCAGGCCGGAGAAACGCCCGTACATCTATCCCCTAACGGTCAAATATCCCAGACAACTTAATTTATTTACAAAGCAGTTAGACGTATGAAATTCAGTATAAACAAGAACAGATTATTAGGTGTGTTGTTACACCTGAAAAACGCCGTACCATCCTGGAAAACGGCTAATGGTAGTGCAGCGGGTTACGTTTGGCGCAGTTTCATTTTTGAGGCTAAAAACGATAACCTGGTTATTCAGGCTACAGACAGCGAAATTTTAATGAAAGAAGAAATGAGCCTGTTAGAGCCTGTAGAGGAAAACAAGACTTTTGCCGTTGACGCGACACAGCTTATTAAAGCCATCAAGACGCTTGACGATCAGCCGTTAGACTTTGAGGTTTTGGAGTACCAGGTAATAGTACACCACGAAACGGGGCATTTCGCTTTACCACTTGCACAGGGTATAGAGTGCTATTTTGATGGTAAGGGTGTAGGCGTTGACTACAAAGAAGCAAAGTACCTGAATATTGAAGCCCCAGGGCTTAAATCTATCCTGGCACGTTGCGCCTATGCAATGGCCGACGATTATTTACGCCCCGTAATGAATGGCGTATATCTGGATATGAAGAAAGAGGGCACTAACTTTGTAGCATCCGACGGCCACAAGCTAATCAAGATCAGCAAGCCGACTATAAAGGCCGGAAATGACAGCACGGGTTTAGTGATCCCTAAGAAAGTGGTTAATATCTTACTAAAGGTTTTGCCAGATACGGATTTTGTGCAGATATGGTTTAATCCGTATGATCCTAATCTGGATAAAGAGGAATCAGAGAAACGGCCCGCGACAGCTTGCAAGATCGAGGTAAACGATATGAGTATAACGTTTAAACCCATAGAGGGCAGATACCCGAACTATGAAAGCGTAATACCCACCACGTATAACAGCACGCTTACGGTTGACCGAAAGGCACTAATCAAGTCCCTGGATCGTCTTAGCCTGTTTGCCAACAGCAGTAGCGGGTTAATTACTATTTACCTGGAACCTGACAAAATGCAAATGCAGTCAGAAGATAAGGATTTTGAGCAGTCAGCAGTTGATACGATACCCTGTAAGTATGATGGGGGTAAGTTACGCTTTGGCATGAAAGACCACAGCCTGTTACAGACTTTGCGTAATTTCAACGCCCCTGATGTAGTATTTAAGCTGATCGACCAAAGTAGGGCTATTATCATAGGCCCGACGATCCAACCAGAGAGCGAAGAGATAACGGCTTTGCTTATGCCGATGTTAATTAATGACTAACCCCTGTATAGCATGAAAGTACCCGTACCAACTTTAGAAGATTTCCCGACAGACCGCGCTAATTGTGGTAATTGTACCAGGAAAGCCGGAGTTTGCCCACGAAGCAAGAATAACAAGCAACAGCATAACGGATTGCTTTACGGCTTTGGTAAAGAGGTAACAGGTATCATATACAGATGCCTTAATTATACAGGCCCATTTAAGAAATAGCCATGAGTGATATAAGATTATTATACATTGATCTGTTTTGCGGAGCCGGAGGTACAAGCAGCGGTGTAGAGTATGCCCGCTTTAACGGTAAGAAATGCGCTAAAGTGATCGCGTGCGTTAACCATGATAAAAACGCGATACTTAGCCACGCTGCAAACCACCCGGACGTAATGCACTTTACCGAAGATATTAGGACGTTGGAACTATCCCCGCTTTCAGCGCATCTACAAAAGATGAAAGCAAAGCACCCTAACGCCCACGTCGTATTATGGGCAAGCCTGGAATGTACCAATTTCAGTAAGGCAAAGGGAGGCCAACCGAGAGACGCGGACAGCCGTACTTTGGCAGAACACCTATTTAGGTATATCGAAACGCTAAACCCTGACTACATACAGATTGAGAACGTAGAAGAGTTTATGAGTTGGGGAGACTTAGACAAAAACGGCAAACCTGTATCTATGAAGAAAGGTACAAGTTATATGCGATGGGTTAACAACGTGAAGTCATACGGTTATGATTATAGTTGGCGTTTGCTCAATGCAGCAGACTTTGGGGCCTATACGTCACGAAAACGTTTCTTTGGGCAATTCGCTAAAAAGGATTTGCCAATAGCATTTCCGACACCCACGCACTCTAAGAACGGTGGCGTAGATATGTTTGGCAGCTTTGAGAAATGGAAACCCGTACGCGAGGTTTTAGACCTGGAAAACGAGGGCGAAAGTATCTTTGGCCGTAAAAAGCCACTTGTAGAAAAGACGTTGGATAGAATATACGCCGGATTGCTCAAATTCGTAGCAGGCGGTAAAGACGCTTTTCTGGTTAAATACAATTCATGTAATCAGCAAGGCAAATACCAGGCCCCAGGTATTGACGAACCATGCCCGACGGTTGCAACACAGAATCGTTTAGGCATAGCGAAAGTGCAGTTTCTATCCAAGCAGTTTAGCGGTGATCCAATGAGTAAGAACATAGGTATAGACGGCCCCGCAGGTGCATTAACAACAAAAGATCACCACGCTTTCATTACTGCATTTTACGGGAACGGATCAAACCACCCCGTAGATGAACCCGCGCCAACGATCACCACCAAAGACCGTTTCGGAATCGTTACAAGTCATTTCCTGGCAAACGAGTATAGCGGAGGCGGGCAATTATCAGACATAGAAAAACCAAGCCCCGCCGTACTGACAACGCCAAAGCAAAAGTTGGTATCGGCTGACAGGTTTTTATTGAATCCACAATACCAAAGTGCAGGTAGCGGATTAGATAAGCCATGCTTTACACTGATCGCGCGTATGGATAAAATGCCGCCGTATCTGGTATCTACCAAAGAGGGTATCGGCATCAAGATATATGATACTGACAGCCCGGCCACCGTAAGGATAAAAGAATTTATGGCCCTGTATGGTATCGTAGATGTAAAAATGCGTATGCTTAGTGTGGGTGAGTTGAAACGTATTATGGGATTTCCTGATAACTACGTTTTGATTGGCACACAGGCAGAACAAAAGAAGTATATAGGTAACGCGGTTGAAGTCAATATGAGCCGTGTATTATGCCAGGCACTTTGTCAGGCACTTAGTGAGAAATTCGGTTAATTAAAAACGTATCATTATGGCAAAACAAGAATTTACAAAGACGATCCGGCAGACCATGACAGCGGGATTTCTAAAAATCCTGATTAACCGGCTTGCGGATGAAGAAAACCCGTTTGATATGAAAGTACGTAGAATTGATCGCGGAGTTTGGGAAGTTGACGTACTGACAACTGAAAAGGACTATGAGTATTTCAATGATCTGCTATGCGATCTGAAAGATTAGAAGCGTATGAAGTTAAAGCATGATTTCACGTTGGATATAGCGACAGCCCACAGCCGACTATCTAAGAAGTGGAAAAACAAGAAATGGCAGTGGAGCGAGTTAGTAGCCAGATGCAGCGAAACGAAGCGTACAGGCGAAAGCGTCAGCGAGTATATGAAAATGACCCGCGAGGAACAAAGCGACATCAAAGATGTTGGCGGTTTTGTAGGCGGTTATCTTTCAGGTGGTACGCGTAAGACGGCTAACGTTATGTGGCGCAGTGTGGCGACGCTTGATATTGACTACGGCACGCTGAATGTGTGGGACGATTTCACTATGCAGTTTGACTTTGCGGCCATGCTATACAGCACGCACAAGCATACAGCAGAGAAACCGCGTTATCGCCTGGTATTCCCATTGAGCCGTAACGTTAAGCCTAACGAGTATGAGCCGCTTTGCAGAAAGATAGCTGATGCCGTAGGTATTGACCTGTTCGATATTACGACGTATCAGTTACCGCGCCTGTTCTATTGGCCGTCAACGTCTAAGGATGGTGACTACGTATTTGAGTACCAGGACGGCCCCGCTTGCGACGTAGATAAGGTACTGAAAAGCTACGTTAACTATGCGGACGTATCAGAGTGGCCCGTATCAGCCAGAGAGGGCGACGTGATAGCCCACGAAATACGTAAGGCGGGTGATCCTTTGGAAAAGCCCGGATTGATAGGCGCGTTTTGCCGTGCCTACACTATCGAGGACGCTATAGACAATTTCCTACAGGATGCCTACGAAAGAACGGGTACAGATGGACGCTATACCTACAAGTTAGGCAGTGTGGCCGGGGGCCTGGTATGCTATGAGGGTAAATTTGCCTACAGCCACCATGAGACAGACCCGGCAAGTAAGCAGCTTTGCAACGCTTTCGACCTTTGCCGTATTCACCTGTTTGGCGTACATGATGATGGAACCAGGCAAACGGATATTACCAAATTGCCGTCGTACCTGAAAATGCAGGATTTTGCGGCCAAAGATAAGAACGTACGCGTACTGCTTACTAAGGAGAGACGCGCCGACGTTGAGGCTGATTTTGAGGGTGTGGATTTCACGGATGCCGGGGATAGCGCAGCTACAGAAACCAATACGGATTGGATGGCCGATTTAGAGTACGACAGAAAGGGTGCTATCAAATCGACGCTGAAAAACATTATCTGTATTCTGGAAAACGACCCGATGTTAGCAGGGCACTTGTGGCACGATCTGTTTAGCGGCTTTGACCTGGTGAGAAACGGTTTACCCTGGGATCGTAAGGCGAATCAGTGGGGAAACCGCGACGATGCCAATTTACGCGTTTATCTGGAAGAGAACTACGGAGTAACGGGTAAGGATAAGATCAAGGATGCAAAGGACGCGGTATTTACCCGCCACAGAATACACCCGATACGCGAATACCTTAACGGCCTGGTGTGGGATGGTGTACCACGACTTGAAACTATGATGGTTGACTATCTGGGTGTAGAAGATACCAGGCTAAACCGTGCAATGACGCGTAAGCATTTCGTTGCAGCCGTAGCCCGCGTTATGCAGCCAGGTTGTAAGTATGACTATTGCCTGATCGTAACAGGTGCAGAGGGAATAGGTAAAAGTACCCTGTTTGCCGTTATGGGTGGTGAGTGGTTTAACGACAGCCTGGTAACGATGGAGGGTAAAAGCGGTATGGAACAGGCACGCGGTGGATGGGTTATAGAGTTGCCCGAATTGGGCAGTATCAAGCGATCCGACGTTGAGCAGGTAAAAGCCTATATCAGCCGTCAGGATGATACATACAGACCCGCTTACGGTACGGTTACGGAAAAGCACCCGCGCCAATGTATATTTTGTGGAACCACTAACGAAACATACTTTTTGAAGGGTGACACGGGAAACCGTCGTTTCTGGGTGATGGCTGCAAACACAGACCTACGTAAGCATGAGAACGTTAAAGCAGACCTGACAGCAGAACGCGATCAGCTTTGGGCCGAAGCCGTAGAGTATTGGCGAAGAGGTGAAAAGCTATACCTACCCGCAGACCTGGAAAGGGAGGCCAGAAAGAAGCAAGCCGATTATAACGACGAAGCCGACGACCCGATAAAAGATATGCTAATAGCATATCTTGACACTAAGTTACCGCCAGATTGGGCTACCTGGGACTTAGCAAGGCGTAAAGCCTGGTTTAAGAATCCCGACCCGTTGGACGCGGAGGCTACAGAAACCAGGGAGCGTTTTTGCGTCGCAGAGTTTCTTTGCGAGCGTCTGGGTAAGGACATGAGCGATAAGGACTATAAGTATATGGCGCGTAGGGTTGGGCGTATCATAGATGATTTGCCCGATTGGGAGCGTATCAGTACGACTAAGCACGCTATAGCCCTGTACGGAATCCAAAAAGGGTTTAGGAGAAAGGTAATTTTAGATGAAGATGATGCAGATATTTAAGTAGAAAAATGGTAAACCAAAGGTAAACCAAACGGGCCAAAATGGTAAACCGAGTAAACCAAACTACATTTTTTAACAATTAGTGAGGTAAACCAAGTAAACCAAAGGTAAACCAAATAAAACCGTTTTAGTTTACCGCAAAACCCCGATAAACAAAGGGTTTGCAGCAATGGTAAACCAAGTAAACCAAAATTTTAGTAAAAATGTATAAGAATAAAAATACATATAAAAATAGTAGTAAACGGAGAACCAACGCGTACGCGTACGCGAGACTTCTAAACGTTATCGCACGAAATGTTACCCGCGTACGCGCGAGGAATTGGTTTACCGACTAAAAAAGTAGTGAATATGAAAAAGCAAGTAGAAAACATAGTTAGACATTCCGAGGTATCGGAAAAAGCTATAGAGGCATATTTGGTTAAGCGGTGCAAAGAAAGTGGTTTGCTATGCCTGAAATATTCAAATGCCAATACGACGGGCTACCCTGACAGAGTGGTTTGTTTACCACATTGTAACGTAGTATGGGTAGAACTTAAAAGCAAAGGTAAGAAGCCCACGAAGCTACAGGAGATCAGACACCAGGAGTTACGGGAGTTGGGACACCAGGTATTTGTAATCGACAGCAAAGAGGGTGTAGATAAACTGATAAGCGATACCGACGTAATGAAAGAGTATCTTAATAGTATTCACGAATAAGAAGCAGAGCGTATGAAATTCAGACCTTACGAATATCAGCAGACAGCGATCAAGTGGATAATAGATAATCCACGTTGCGGCTTATTCCTGGATATGGGATTGGGTAAGACGGTTAGCACCCTGACAGCGATACAACAGCTTATGGATGATTGCGAGATTAGCCGTACCCTGGTAGTAGCCCCGAAGAAAGTAGCCGAAACTACCTGGACTACAGAGGCCCAAAAGTGGGATCATCTAAAGAGCCTGAAAGTAGCAAAGGTGATGGGCACAGAGAAGCAGCGTAAATTGGCCCTGGCAGAAAAGGCAGATGTTTACGTGATCGGACGCGACAGCTTTGTTTGGCTTGTAGGTATCTTTGGTGGTATGCTACCGTTTGACGTATTGGTTATAGACGAACTAACGAGTTTCAAGAGTTCAAAGAGTAATCGGTTTAAGGCTATGCGTATGGCTACGCCTACAGCCAAACGGGTTATCGGACTGACAGGAACCCCGGCACCAAACGGCCTGATTGATCTTTGGGCACAGATGTATTGTATTGATATGGGCGAGAGGTTAGGCAAATCGGTTACTAAGTATCGTGAAACCTATTTTGAAACCCACAAGTGGAATAATATAATAGTGCGTTGCAACGTTAAGAAAGGCTACGACGAAGTGATACGTAAGAAGATTGCAGATATATGTTTGTCGATGCAAGCTAAAGACTACCTGCAATTACCAGACCTGATTAACCACACTATCAAGGTGCAGTTATCTACGGCCACCATGCAAGCCTACACCAAGTTTGAACGTGAAAAGGTATTGCAGTTTCAGGACGAACACCAGGGAGAGACGGCAAACGTATTGGCACAGAGCGCAGCAGGTTTGATGAATAAGTTAAGTCAGTTTGCTAACGGCGCGATCTACGACGAAGATAGAAACGTACATAACGTACATGATGAAAAGTTAGACCGTTTGGCAGAGATCATAGAAGCGGCCAACGGTAACAGCGTTTTGGTATTCTATCAGTATAAGCACGACGCGGCCAGGATTGCCGAGAAGTTCAAAGGCTACCGCGTGAAAGTCTATGCAGACGAAAAGCAACTGATAGAGTGGAACGCCGGACAGGTTGATATACTATTGGCGCATCCGGCATCTACGGCCTTTGGCCTCAATATGCAAGATGGTGGGCACTACATAGTCTGGTTTGGTACAGGTTGGAACCTGGAACTATACCAACAGGCCAACGCCCGTTTGCACCGTCAGGGACAGCAGTACCCGGTACAGGTGTACAACCTGGTTTGCAATGGAACCGTTGACGAAAGAGCCGTAACAGCTTTGGAGAATAAGAAAGGCGTACAGCAAGGTTTGTTAGATAGTCTTAACTACCTGATACGTAAGCATAGTGACTTAAAATAAAAAACAAATAGAGATATGGCAAAGGACAAAGAGTATAACAAGCTGATCCACAAAAACAAGTGGCTAAAGCTACGTAAGGCGAAGCTATCAAGTAACCCGATATGCGAGAGGTGTAAAGAGAAACCCGCCACAGAGGTACACCACATCAAGCCCGTTGAAGATGGCATAGGCATTGAACGATACAGGCTAATGTACGATCCACATAACCTGATGGCACTTTGCCACGATTGCCATACATTGACACATACGGAAATGGGACGTAGTGGCAAGGCCCATGCGAAAAGGAAAGCGAAAGAACAGCTAAAGGACTTTCGGGAAAAGTTTTTACTTTTACAAATTTTTGCACAAATGTTAATAGGGGCGGGCATTTTTTAACAGATGGGAGTAGGGGTTAAACCTCGCCCAAACCTCTCTTCATGCGAGAGTGATTTTTTAGGCTTGTGGGGGTTAAGGCCCTTTAACAATTCCCATATTTGCCGATTTTTGAATACTAAAGATATATACGATATGAATTACGACGATGCTTTTGATTTAAGTTCTTTCGGTAAGACGGACGTTAAGCCGGAGCCGGATAGCCAGGTAGTGCCAGACGATAACGACGGCCTGGTTAATGCAGCCGTAGCGAAACGGGCGCACAGACGTACTAAGGAATGTACCGAATTGTCCCAACGTTATGAGTACAGACGCGCATTTAGCGAAGTAAAGATGTTGGAAGCAATGCGGTATGTCAAGTTGGAAAACGGCGTTACCTACAATTTCATTACGGCGGGCGACGTTGACAGCCTAACGTATCTGAAAGTGGTACTTAATCAGCATGATTTAGACTATTGCCTGTTATCTACCTGGTGTATGGCCGCAGAAGATATTTTGCAGGTGCAGCAGTGGTACGATGCAGGGCGCATTAAGAAACTTGATATGTATCTGGGTGAGATTTTCCCCGGATCGTACAAAATCGAATGGCAGATGGTTAAGAAGTTCTACAGCGAACACCCGGAAGCCGGACGCGCCGCAGTATTCAAGAATCACAGCAAGATTTATGCGGGCTGCAATGAAACCGATAATTTCTATTTCGGTATTCAAACGTCGGCCAATATTAGCACGAATCCGCGAACAGAGCAAGGCAGCATTATTATAGATCGCGGGTTGTATGAGTTTTACAAAGAGTATTTCGACGGCATTAATTCTTTTGAAAAATGATACAGGACAAAGAGCAGAAGAAAGCGGCTATAGTAGCCGAGATCATAAGGCAGAAAGGCTTTAAGGGTATAGCGTGTACTGCAATAGGCTTGAATCCCCGGACGTTCAGGCAATGGATGGCCGAGGACGCAGAGTTTAAGCGGGCCGTAGATGATGCCGTAGAGTTTGCCAAAGAGTACAGGGATGAATTGGCGGAAAAGGCTTTGTTTGATCTGGTAGAGGCAAAGGACACTACAGCAGTGATCTTTTATAACAAGACCCGTAACAAGCACAAGGGTTATACAGAAAGGATCATGCCGCAGCAACCCAAAGAAGAGCCGAAGCCGGAAACACCCGCTTTGTCAGGCCAGACAGCAGACGAAGAAACGACGAAACGTATTAAGGCAAAGATCAGCGGTAAAAAAGCCTACCTGGTTAAGTTGCTCAAAGAGCAGGGCAAATATACGGCTGAATTGTCGATACAGGCCACCGTCACAGCGCAGCTATTGGTACGTACTGAAATCCTGGCAGAAGAGATTTTGGCAGACGGCCACGATGCCATTAACGTAGAAGTTTCCAGGGAGGGTAACGAGCGTAAGAGTATCAGCCCAAAGGAAAAGCTATATTTGGACTTTGTAGAGAAGAGCCAGAGGGCGTTAAGGGCTTTGGGTATGAATACCGATAGCAAAGACCGTAAGACAGACGGCGACGATTTTAAAAAGTTCATGGAGGAATTTAACGACGATAGCAACGATTAAAAATATAGCAAAATGGAATTAGAGAAAATCAAAATGTATTCAATCCGGGCGCATGAGATAGCAACGGCGCACGGTTTCCACGATGAGAAGAAAAGCGATGCCCATTGGCTTTGCCTGGTTGTCAGCGAGGTTATGGAAGCGGTAGAGGCAGACCGTAAGGATTACAGGGCCGATATGATAGGCTTTATACAAAATACCTGGCTGCATCCAGACTTCGCAGAGCGTTACGAAGCCTACATAAAGGGCAGTGTTGAAGAGGAATTGGCAGACGCGGTAATACGTATCTTTGATCTGATCGGTGAGAAATACCCAGATATGCGGTTAGGTGATGGCTTTTGGCCGAAGCCGGAACCCGATAAGTTATTTACCGAAAAAGCCTACGATCTGATATATGGCATTTTAGGCCCTGACAGAATACAGCTAATAGATAGTATCAGCTATATTGAGGAATGGGCCAGACAAATAGGCTTTGATATTGAGTGGCATATTAAACGTAAGATGGAATTTAACGCGCAGCGTCAGAGACTACACGGCAAAAAGTATTAAGCTATGACCCAGGAAGAAAGGAGAAACGAAAGAGACTATAAGCAGCAGGTAGCAGCGGAACTACAGGCAAACTTAGACGGTTATCTGGCTGATTACGCGTACGCACTTGAAGATACCGACAAACGGTTACGTCAGTACGTAATAGACGTAATCAGCAACCCGGACGATCATAACCTGTATGAGCTTTTGAAGATACGTAGGTATTTCCAGATGCTTGATAGGTGGGAGTGGAAAGCAAAGCGGGTGCAGAAGAAAATACGTTTGTATGAGAAACTAAGGTTTAGCGGTACGACGGGACGGCAGCGTTACAAGTTGACCCCGGTACAGGTATTCCAATTCGCTAACATATTTGGCTTTGCCCGGCCTGATGGCCGTAGGCTGATCCGTATAGTGTATATCTTTGTGCCCCGTAAGTTTAGTAAGACAACCTTTGCAGCGTTTTTGGCCGTTGACGATATGCTGTTTGGCGATTACAACGCAGAGGCTTACGTAGGGGCCAACTCTTACGACCAGGCGAAAAAATGCTTTAATGAGATACGTCTAATAATGTTTGACTTAGACCCGAAACAAAAGCATTTCAGGATTAACCGCGAAATGGTGGCTTTCAAGGATCGGGGCCGTGAGAGCCTGGCACAATGCCTAACGGCCAATGCCCAGACCAAAGACGGTTTGTTTGCATCCCTGGCAATACTTGACGAATACGCCCAGGCACGCAACACGGCCAACAAGAACGGTGCAGACCTAAAGAATGTGCTTACTACGTCTATGGGGCCGCGTAAGAATCCGCTAACGGTGATTATCACTACGGCAAGCGACGTGATAGACGGGCCGTGCTATCAGGAGTTAGAGGGTGTGAAAAAGGTATTACGCGGTGAGGCTGAAAACGACGTTATGTTTGCCGATCTGTTTCTACCAGATGCCGACGATGAAGAGGGCGACCCAAGAACCTGGCGAAAGGTGCAGCCCCATTTGGGCATTACGGTACAGCCGGACTACTACGAAATCGAGTGGCAGAACGCGCAGCTATCAGCCGAAAATATGTTGGCGTTTCGCACTAAGCTGTTGAACATCTTTACGGTCAATGAGATAAAGACCTGGTTTGGCTATCAAGATGCAAAGGCACTTACGGGTAACTTTGATATTGACGGCGTTAAGGGCCGTCCAGATTGCGCGGTAGCTTTCGACCTATCGGTGCATGATGATTTCAGCGCGGTAGCCTACACGATCTATGTACGCGAAAGCAAACGTTTCTACAGCCACGTAGATTACTATTTCCCGGTAGGTGCTTTGAAAGGGCACCCCAACGAAAGGCTTTACCGATTGTGGCATGAGCAGGGGCACTTGAAATTCTGTAAGGGCCGTAAGATAGACGTAAGGCAGATAGCCAACGATATACAGGCACGATCTAAGGTGCTTAACATAATACGTATCGGCTACGACGGCTATAAGGCCCAGGATTTGGTTAACATACTACGCGCTATGGGTGGTGATAAGCAGCTGCAATCATACAGCCAGACTTACGGCAATTTCAATTTGCCCGTAGAATCGTTTGAAATGCTGGCGTATGATGATCCACCACGTATAACGTTGAACGATAACCCTATTAACGTCTATTGCCTGACAAATTGCGTATTGGATGAAGATAACCTGGAGAATAAGAAGCCGTTGAAGATTTCCCAATATCGTAAGATAGATGGTGTGATAGTCGTACTTATGACTTTGGGCCAACTCTATACCTTTGAACGGTAACGGGGCAGCGTTTCACAACGCCGTCCCGTCTGCATGGAATGAAAAAGGACAGACCATTAGTCACCGTCCCCAGGAATGGTAGAGGCGTTGGAGCCGCCGCTTTGGTATGGGCCGTATTCGTCACCGGTGTTAGTCGGCTTGCCGTCAGTGTCGGCGGTCTCGCCGTCAGGCTCGTAGTAGTTGCCGTCACCGATGTACTTGTCAGCCTCCTTGAACCTTGCATCGGCGAAGAGGTTGCGGGCACGGAACCGCTTGCCCAGGAAGAGGTTTACGTTAACGCCCTTGATGCTGTCAGCCGTGAATTTGTCGGCTGTCAGTTCGCCGTTTGTCTTTACGCCAAGCGCGAAGATGCCGAGTTCGTCGATACGTACGGCCTTGCCCTCCAGCAGCAGCTCGCGCAGGCAGGTTTCCATTTCGATGAGCACGCCGCGTATTGTGGCCTCGCTGAATACGCAGTGATGGTTTGCCATGTGCTCGATGAACTCGTCGAACTCAAGCAGTTCGTGTACAAGCCGTCCGTACCACTTGCCGTAGGCACTGCTACTTGTGTTCTTGTTCTGATACTTTTTGTACTTTAACATGATGATTAGTTTATTAGGGTTTTGTGGCACTATTGCCGATGCAAAGATACGCAGGGAAATGTTAACGGAATCAATTATGAGCCATAATGCGCCGTTTCGTCCTGTTATATGCCGTTATTCTTTGCTTTGTCTCGCAAAAAAGCACTATCTTTGCACTGTCAAAGGATGATATGGAAAAGTTCAGGGTAAGAGAATACGGCAGAATGGAGTTGGCGGGATTGTATTGCAGTACGATCCTGCCTGAATCGGCGTGGAAGAAATTCCGTAAGTGGATGGCGATATATCCGGGATTGATGGATAGGCTTGCAGCTATGGGCTACAGCGACCACTGCCGCAGCTTTACGCCCGCACAGGTGCAGGCGATAGTCGATGCCTTGGGTGAGCCTTAGAATCTGAATATTGCAAATCGGGGTTTTCAGTGCCTCAAAATCGCGTTTTGCGGCATTCAATTTCCGGAAAGTGAATAATACTAAAGCAGCCGCCCCGAGTGAGGCGGCTGTTTGCGTTATTTGTGTACTGTCTTTTTTCCGTTTTGTATCACTATGCCTTTGTCGCTTTCAGTAGCGGGCGTGCCGTCGAGGCGGTATGCTTTGCCACCTGTTGCGTCTGATCTGGTGGCACGGATACCCGACGATCCCTCTTTGGCTAATGTCATAGTGCCGTCACCTGACAGCGTTTGCAGCGTCATAGAGTTATTGCCTATGCCTGTAATGCGGAACTTAAGTAGCGAAATACCGTCACCGCCCGTAGAGTAGTCTGTTTTCAGCAGGATATTGAGTACAAACATATCCCCTGAATGCGTTATCCAATAGCCTGGTACTTGCTCATAGTCGTAATCAGGACCCGCGTATTCCCATTTGATTGCGGAAGCCTTATTGTCATTGAAAGTAAAG